GCCTGTAATGGCGCGGATGTGGCGCAATGCCGGACGATCTTGCGCGGGATTTGGGCATCTATTTTTACGCAGATCGAAGGGCTTGCGGGGCAGTTTGCGGAGGCGGACAGCCTAGACGCGGGCGAGGTGGACGGTAGTGATGAAGTGGATACGCTGCCAGCGGCGCAATCGAAACCAAAGGCGAAGCAGTGGAAAGGCGGGAGCAATGGAGGGGTGAAGCATGGCTAAACCTCTTTCGATGGTGGCGGCATGGCGTGCCGCGTTCAAGGCACCTGACCGCCGGTCAATACAGGAATGGGCGGCGGACAACGTGCATTTGCCAGCGACGCTTTCGCGGTCGGGCAAATATGACCCTACAGTGTCGCCTCATTTTAACGGAATCTTAAAAGCGATTCAATCGGACCATGTGCGCGAGGTTTCGATTTTGAAGCCAGTGCGCGGAGGTGGAACGCTCGTTGCTGACTTGGCTGTACCGTGGGCGGTGGCGACGGAAAACGCTGGCATCTTATGGGCTTTTCACGATGAACAGTTGGCGAAGGAGCACGCGGAGCTTCGGCAGTTGCCAATCATTAAGCGGTGCAAGCCGCTCCGTGAAATGTTGCCAACGGATAGGCACAAGCAGCGCACGCAAGAAATCATTTTCACGAACGGCTTACCGCTGATTTTTTGCGGTCCGGCTATCTCCAACTTCCAGAGCCGTGGCTTCAAGTGGGTCATCTTAGACGAGCCTTGGCTCTACAAGGCGGGCATCATGGGGCAGGCTATCAGCCGCTTGGGTGATTTCGTGCGCATGGGTAACTCCAAGCTTATTTGCATCAGCCAAGGCGGGGAAATAGACAGTGATTGGGACATGCACGTCAAGGAGCAGGTCATGCACGAATACGCGGTCCCGTGCTTGGCGGTTGGGTGTGGGCGGTTCTTCTTTTTGAAATGGTCTGCGCATCGGGCGGACCGTTCGCGGTGGGGTATTCGCTTTGACACTACACGGCGCAAAGATGGGAGCTATGACGTTGACGGCGCAGTCAAGTCGTTGCGCTTTGAGTGTCCTCATTGCAAGCACGAGCACCCGAACGGCGAGGGCACGCGGCAAGCTTGGCGAACCCGTGGCAAGTGGGTGTGCGAAAAACTGGGTGCGGAATCGCCCGAGGTGGTGGACTTCCCGATCAGGTGCGTGTTCAAGTGGTCGTCGATCATGGATTACCCTTGGGACGAGTTGGCCCGTCAATTCTTGGCGGCGCATCGGGCGCGGCGAATCGGCAACTACGAGCCGCTTGTGACTTTTTACCAGAAGCGTCTGGCTGAAATGTCGAGTGAGTCTGTAATGCACGACCGAGACCAGATGTTTAAGACGTTCGAGCTGACAGAGGAAAACAAAACCAATCCGGCGGCAAAGCTATGGGAGGGCGAAGCCGTGCGCTTTATGTCCATCGACCGACAAAGCGAGCAGACGTATTGGGTTATGATTCGCGCATGGGCACGGGGCACGGGTGAGAGTCGGCGTGTGCTATTCACGCAGGCGCACGGCGAGGCTGAGCTTGAGGCGATACGGATTAAATATGGCGTGAAGCAAAACTGCGTTGTAATTGACGCAGGCTTTGAAGCGCGAGGCGACGGCGGCGTTTACTCGGCGTGTATCCGTTACGGTTGGATTGCGTCAAAGGGCGATGACAAGCGGAGCTTTTACCACACGGCGAAGTTACAGAACGGGACGACTCAGCGTGTGCTTAGGCCGTGGGCACCTCCCGCGTGGGGTGATCCGGGTATTGGAACGCAAGACCAAGGGCGGCGGCGTTGCCCGCTCGTTATTTTCTCGGCTCCAACAATGGCAAGCCGCGTGCAGGGCTTGATTGACGCGGGCGTGTGGACTGAACCGGAAGACAAGGACGGCTCAAGCGAAGAACTAGAAAAAGAATACGCGGTGCAGATGACAGCGGAGTTCGAGCGGCCAAGGGTGAATCCATTTACGAAGAAAAAAGAAATGGTGTGGGTATGCCCTAGCGGTAATAACCACGCCTTTGACTGTGCGAAAATGCAGGTGCTTGCAGCAATGCAAGCCAAGCTTTTGCCCATGGGGTCTGACATAACCGAGGCAAGCGAAGGCGCGGAAGATCATGCGTAATATGCCAATTCCGCATCTTGACTGAGGTTCGTTTGTTGTTTGTGTATCCAAAAAAGGATACAGTAAACCAAACAAACCATGCACCGCATCCCCGCTGATTACGTCTCATTGTTTTTGCGCACTGCGAAGTGGGCAGCGGAGGAACAGGCCACGACTTTGCGCGACGTTTTGAAGGCGAGCGCAAAGGCACGTATCGAAGCAACAAGCGAAGGGCTTGCATTGATTGGCACGTCAAGTGATGGAAGCTCAGTCAATTACGCGCTACCAGCACCTAGCGCGGGGATGAGTCTATCTCCTGAGACGCTAAGCTTAATGATGGGGCGCGTATGGGATTGGGTTGACGAAATCGTTGCAGCAACGCCCGCAATTACCGACGCAGATTTATACACCGCGCTCAAGGCGAAGAATACGCCGATCAGGTCTTTCCGCCACAACTTCCGCGAGGCGTAACCATTTAATGAATACAAAAAAGGCGCGTCTCTGGTTGGCAAGAATCGTGGCGGGTGCAAGCGTGGCTCGGCGTGGCCGCGTGCGTGACTTTGAACCGAGTGAGGCCGTCATTACTAGCCGCGAACAGTTCGCGCTTGAGCATGTCAAATGCTCGCGCAGCATCGAGAACTACGTTTCGGCAAGCCCTAAGCTGGCTGGCATTATGGCGCGTTACGAGGCGACGCAGTGGTCGCCTGACCGCACGGCAATCAATAGCTACGTGCAGGACGCCGATAAGGATTCGCCAATCGGAACACAGCGCGAGTTTATCCGCATTATGCGTTGGTTTGAAAAGAACAACGCGACCGTGCAGAAGATTTTAGACCTGCTTGAGACTAACGTCGTTGGAACGGGAATTAACCCGTCACCATCCAGCGAAAATGCGAAGTGGAATGCCTCGGCTTTGGCATGGTGGAAACAGTGGGTTAATCATGCTGACATCGGCGGGCGGCTTAACTTATACCAGTTGCAAGCCATTATATTGCGAGCCGTTGCAGTGGACGGTGAAATCTTCGTGCATCTAACGAGTGACCCCGACACGGGCCGTCCCCGCTTGGCACTCATCGAAGCCCACCGCGTAACCTCATCGCGAGCGCAACTGACCGACGCACAGCGCAAGCTGATTGACATTGACGGCGTGTTAATCGACCCGATAACGAGCAAGCCGTTGTTTTACATCGTGCAGAGCGAAGGCGGAAAAACGGCGCGTGTCATTTCGGCGGCTAACATCGTTCACGTTTACGAGCCTTCACGGGCGAACCAATATCGAGGCATCACGATTTTTCACGCGGTCACGAACATTTTACACGACCAAGCGGACCTGCAAAAATTTGAAATGCAGGCGGCGAAGGCGGCGGCTGTCACGGCTCAAATCATTAAGACGGCAACGGGTGAAGCACCTGATGCGGTGATCGGTCCAGAAAACTCTGAGACATATACCGACTCCGAGGGAAAGGCACAGTATTATGCCAAGCAGTTCGGCTCAGCTACGCGCATCTTACAGACCGGAGATAGTTGGGAGCAGGCGCAGAACTCGCGCCCTAATCCGGCAATGCGTGACTTTTGGCAGTACCTTGACCGCTTGGTATGCCGTGGCGTTGGCATCAGCGCGGCGGGCGTTTTGGACTACGAGGGCGGATGGGGTGGCGCGGCGTTGCGCGGCGCGGTCGCGTGTGATAACCGCTTTTACTCAGTGCGTAGTGAGTCGTTGAATACGGCTTTAAATAAGGTGTGGGCGCACGCTATAGGCTGGGCGATTGAAGAGGGGGAGCTTGTCGGCTCGCCGTCGGGCTGGGCATCTCCGCGCTGGCAACCTCCGCGCCGGTCAACGGTGGACATTGGGCGCGAGTCGGCATCCATCATAAACGAACTCAAGGCTGGATTACGCACCTACCAAGATATTTACGGCGAGGGTGGCGCGGACAGCGAAGAGCGGTTGACGAAGAAGGCGGACGAGGCTGCGTTTATTTACAAGCTTGCGGAGTCGAGGGGTATACCGCCGCAGGCTATTGCATCGCTTGACGCAGGCGAGCGCAACGCGGCTATTCAGTCCGGCGCAACGCAGGAAAAGCAGATCGAAGACACCATTGAAAACAGCAATACGCCGGCCGTTGCGGAGACCATCAAGCCCGCGCTTATCGACAAAATCGGAATCGGTGGAACGCAGGCACTTATCAGCATCTTGCAACAGGTTTCGACGGGCGTGCTACAACGCGAGCAGGGCATCGCAACGGTCAAGCTCCTGTTCGGTATCAGCACCGAGGAAGCCGCAAGCATGGTTCCGGCCAAGGGCTCGGCGGACCCAGTCGAGGACGCATCGAACATTCCAGCCGCTTAACTATTAACCAATGCCAACCGTAGCACAGGGCGTTGCGCCCACTCAAACATTCGTATCCGGTAACACGATACGGGCACGCCCTTTTATATACACGAAAAACGCTGCCGCTCCTACAATCACGGCGGCTTACCTAGCTGTAAAAAATGCGGCTGGCGTGCAGATTTACAGGGCCGCTTGCACCATCGTAGGTGCAGTGGTTACGCGCCCTGCTATCCCCGCAGAAACAACAAAGACGTGGGGGGTCGGAAGCTTAACTTGGGACATTGAAACGACAATCGACGGAGAGGAAAAGACGTTTATCCGTGGCGTGTTCACAGCTCTGCGAACCGATCAATAATGGACGATCTAGTAACAGTCACAGCGAATGACGTTTCGGACCTCGTAACGGTCACGGTAAACGAGACGACGGACGAGGTCACGGTCGCGGTCACAACGTCTGACGATCAGGTCACTGTCGAGGTGTCCAACGAAGTTGGGCCACAAGGTCCGGCAGGGCCAACGGGACCAACTGGCGCAACGGGTCCGCAGGGTCCGCAAGGCGAGATAGGCCCGCAAGGTCCAGCAGGTTCGGACGCGCTTTCGTACGACATCAAGACAAACTGGTTCGCGCTTGTCTCTGGATACCAAACCACGGGCGCAGAGGTCGCAATTACGGGCGGCGTGGTAACGCCATATAACTATTTGGGCGGCGTCACGCGCTACCGATTTGAGTCAACGGATGAATTGACCGACGCATTTTACACCACGTTTAACGGCACGGCAGTCAGCGGCCTAATCATTTCCAAAGCTCTCCAATTTTAAGACATGCCACTCTACGAAGTCAGCAGCACGCAATACACCTCAGACGCAGCGGCAACGACGTTCACGCCGCCAGATATTGCCGCGCACGTTACGGGGGATCTATTGCTTTATCGCGTGGGCTTCGACGCAACGCCTGCCAGCGCGTTGACGGCGACTGGCGGCTGGACCGTGCAGGATGCGGGCGCGAATAGCGACGGCTTACGCGTCGCCTTTGTTTACAAAACAGCGGCGTCCGGCAGTGAGACTGCACCGACATTTACCTCGCCAGTTTCGAGTAATTGGGGGGTGGAGCTAAACGTTGTTCGAGGTGCGCACGCTACGCCAATCGACTCGTTTGCTTTCAATAACGCGATTGCGGCAAGCACCACGCACACGAGCCCCGCCCTTACTACGACCAACAACGGATGCGGTCTTTATTATTTGTTCGCCGCAGATTGCGCCGCCAATCCTCGCGCATACCTATCCCCCAACCAGCTAGTTCCTAGCCAGATTCTTGCACCCGCAACCACGTTTTTAATGATGACCGGATCGCGCCGCCAAGAAACTGCGGGCGCGGTCCCGTCTGTTACGGCGTTACAGGATCAGTCTCAAGGCGGGCAATCGCTCGTTATCGCCATACGTTCGGCGGACGGCGTAAACAACATGCAAAACCCACCCGAAGGCGTGAACATGATTCGCCTTTTTTCGGAGCATAACGGGTTTAATTCTTACTCCGCTCCAAACACCCTAGCCGCGAGCATCAATGGCATTAACTGCCACACCGCCGCACCTACGGGGTCAGAGGCTATATCGGGTCCAATTAAGCTTTGGGGCCGTGCCACTTCATTCCTAGGTACAACCACGGCTAATGCTAATTATTGGGAGGGGCCGGTAATTACGGGGCTTAGCTTAGACGCAACCGCTGGGCCGCTCGTTATATCATGGCAGGTCAGCAATACTAGCACCGCTCGACTCGGCAATGACGGTGTGATTTTGGTTCTTAAATCGAGTTCTGGAAATTACACCTCGTTCCAACTTCGCAAGCGCACGGAAATGGTCGCCGCTTTCCCCTACACAAAAATTTTCGACGCACAGACCGCCGCTGTTTATGCTTCGGCGGGGACGGTGAATTTATCGAGCATCACTGAAATCGGTATCTTGGCACATCGAAGCGCAACGTCCAACACCACCGCCAACTCTATAATCTTATCTAATTTCGCGCAACTCACCACGGCTAAATTGATTGGTGGCGGCGTAAACAATAAGCTCGGTTTTAACCTACTTGCGACCCAGCTACCTTATTATTACGGCGCGATCCAATGGGCCACCGCGCTCGGCACGTTCACCGAACTCAAGCAGTCCGTAGACATCGGAAACAACTCGGTAAACACCTACTTTAACCACTCGGCTTCAGCATTTCAATTTCCACGAGTCGCGAAAACCACGGATACCGAGTTTGACGTTGGCACGAATCGGCTAGCCATAAACGTAAAGACCACGGCAACCGGTGAGCTAGACCTGTCGTCGTCGATTATCAAAGCCCAAAACCAGCAAGCTATGGCGATCGACGCAGGCGCGGCCAATCCGAGCATGAACACGGCGGGCTTATCTACCATCGGCTTTGTCCCGACGCTCAAGACTGGCTTTAATATGTCGGGCGCGGTGTTTCGCCAATCAGGCGAAATCGACGGCAAGGCGGCAACTTACACCTCGTGCAGTTTTAGCGAAGGAACGAACACGGGCGGCGCGGCCATGAAGTTGGACACGGGCGCAAGCCTGTTGTCCTGCGCGTTTATTGACGGGGAAGAAACCTACGCGCTACGCATTCCAACGGCTGGAACTTACTCAATCAACAGCACAACATTTACCGGATACACGACCGCAATCAATGTCACCGCCGCAAGCGGCACGGTTACGTTTAACCTAGCAGCAGGGCAGGCCGCGCCTACATACATCACGGCAGGGGCTACGGTAGTTTTTGCGCCGCCAACAACTCAAGCAACGGCAACGGTACTGGCAGGCTCTCGCGTGCAGTTATACAACGTGACACAGGCAACCGAAATTGTGAACGAAGTTGAGGCCGGTACTTCTTGGAGTCACACGATGGTCACTGGTGTTGACGCCGACGCATCGGATGTTTTGCGCGTACGAATCACAAAAATCGGACGCATCGAGTTTGAGTCCACTGCCGTTTTCTCGGGCATTTCGGATGTCGCATTTTTAGCAACTCAACCAGAGGATACCGTTTACACCGAGATCGGAATTGACGGGGCAACTGTTACCGAGTTCGCGCTAGATGGGGTAAACGTGCAAATTGATATGGATGATCCAGACGGCGAAACCACAGTGCAACGCGGTTGGGCTTGGTACTCCCACACGATCACGACTGAGGCCGGTATCCGTGATTTGTTCGGCGGGTTTGAAGCTCAAGACATTGCCAATTATCGCGCAAATCTGCCGTTCCAGTTCGAAAACGTATCCAGTCCATCACTACCAATTCGAATTGGTGGAGGCTATGTTTACCGAGCGGACGGAGATCAGATTGTAGCAACTACAGGCGGATCAATCATTCTCGATTCCGGTAAGGTGTATATCCCCGCTAGCGGAACTTTGACGGCGGCGCAGGTGTGGTCACACAGCACCCGCACGATTACCGCAGTCCCAACGGGCGCGGCACTCGAAACCACAGTGCAGAGCATCCTAGCTGACACCGCCGCACTTGACGCCCGTGTGCCTGTTTCGCCCGCCGCTGTTTCCGACATCCCGAGCGCGGCAATTATCGCGGACGCCGTTTGGGATGAGGTGTTGACGGGCGCAACCCATAACGTACCGACCTC